ATCCTCTATTGCCCGAAATGCACCGACCACATCATACGTTGTATTGATATCTTTTGGTATTCCTGCCATACTTCATCCTTTACAGACCGTTCCCGGTCAATGTTTCCACTTCCGGCATCTGTGCCACCTGTGGCTCTTCCATCTCGGTGATGCCCTGCTCTGCTTTCAATCTGGTTACTTCCTCACTCTTCCATGTCTCATCCTTGGTGTCCCCATACAGTTCATCCACGGATGCTTCCAAACTCATGATTCCGCCGCTCTTTGCCTTTGAAATCGTTTCAACCTGGCTTTCAAACGACGGGTTTGCATATTCTCCAAAAGAAACGGTTATCTCCGTCTCTCTTGACTCCTGTTTATAATAGGTATCTCTTGCAAGCAGCACATTCCGGACCAGTTTCGGCAGGATTTCCTGCAGCTTATTTACAATCTTGTTTCTGGTATACAAGGTTGCCTTTTCCTTTTCCCTCTGTGCTTCTGCATTATCCAGCTTCTTGACATCAATCCCCAGCGTGGATGGACTCATGAAACCCTGCAGGCACAAATCCAGTGCCGTGATATAGGTTGCCAGATAACTCTCATGCGGAATGTTTCCCTGTACCAGTTCAATTTTATTGGATGCATTTTCTGTCATTGGTGCATCTGTTTTTATGTATGCATGGTCAAACGGATTCGGTGCAAGTACTTCCCCGTTTGTTGGGTTTCTTGGCAGCATATTTTCCGGAATATACTCCTTTGTCCGGTTTCTTCTCAATGCATCCATCCACTGGGACCATGCCTCATCCACCGCATCGAAATTATCGATACGACCATCATAGATGCTCTTACCCCTACCTTCATATTTGGGTGATTTATCAAACATAACTGGAAATGCCATCATAAAATCGCCTTTCCAGCTTACATCTTTAAGGGCAGCAGTTTCCGGCAGCAGTTCCATGCTGCAGCTTCGTCCATCTTTTGTCAGGTCATAGTGGATATAGCCTTTTCCGTAGGTCTCGTACAGGATATATTCCTGATTTTTTAAATAATAAGATGTCCGAAATATGATTTCCCTGACTCTGCTCCGGTTATAGCGGAATTCTATCCTGTCTCCCGGATAAAACTCAATGATCGGCTCTTTGCTGAGTGTCATATCAAAGGATATCTTAAATGCACCATCGCCGATATAAAGGGTTTCCGTCACCGCATCCTTCATCAGCTCCCGGAAATCATTCTCTTTTGTTACCTCATCCCATTCCTGCTGCCTGACTCCGGCATCCACATCATTCATATCCGCTACCACGATGCTTCCCATCAGGTCAGCCATCAGTGCCGGGATTCCGACATGCAGTTTCCGGATTTCCATTCCCACAGTGGCACCTGCCGCCCAGAACCTTGTCCTGTCTCCATCAAGCTGTGTGTACAACTGGGAAAGTTCTTCACTTTCTCCCCGGTACCACATGCGGTTCTTGATTGCATTTCCATAAAAGTCCAGTGCCTCATGGATATCCACTATACCGCCGGTTGCCGGCTGAATCCTCAGCCACGTCCTTATCCTCTCTCTTATCTGTTCTGACATCGTTTCAATTAACCTCATTTTTTCTCCTTATTGCTTCCTATTTTGTTCCGATACGGGATAAATGCATATTGCACACTGTTTATCATGTGGTCATTGCCATCCTCCGGTGTGTTGTCCTTATCCTCCATCCAGCTGTATATATCCAGTTCATTGATATAATTCATACAGCTGTCAACGACATAAAAATCCGGCATCTTCCCAGCTGCCACATCATAATTCATCCACCCAAGCTGCAGCATGATTCTGTCTATAATCGTTATCTGTTTATAAGCATTATTAAACAGATACAGACACTGCGGATTGGCTCTTTTGTACTTTGCCAGCTCTGTCAGTGTTGCCTGGTCCGCACTATCCACAAATACATTTCTTGCCATTCCCCATACTCTGCGGTTACGCTCCAGAAAGTCAATGTAATTCTGTACGGTATCTGATGGGGCAAGTGGTGTGTCAAGATTTGCATTGTTATATACTTTCTCATCCAGGACGATGCACCGTCCCATATTTGTGATTCCCAGGAACGACATCGCTATGGTATCCGGACTTTTTGTGGAATAGGCGGTATCAAGACCAGAAGTAAATATGGTAAAATACTCTTTCTTCTGCTGCTCGTCCTTCCAGATAAACTCTTCTGCCTGTTTTCCGGTAATCACATGGTATTTCCGGTTAAAATTACAAAAGACAAGACCAGTGGCCCTGCCTCGAAGTCCCAGTATTTTATTTTTCCACAGCTTTGTCCCTTTTGGAGTATTTAACTTTATCTGCTCGATTTTCTCCTTTGACAGTCCCGCGTTATGGTCAAAGGAAAAGAACCAGTACATATATCCCGGCTTTGCCTCCTCACACATCATCTCGCTGATTTCATATGGAGTGTCTCCGGCATATTCCGGAAGCGGTCTGGCACAGTTAATATATTCTTTGTATATTGGCAGGTCCGGAGCATCCGGATTCAGTGTCATCATCGTGTAGTCCGCCCTCATGACAGCCTCTCTCACAAAATCAATATCTGCCGTGTTCGCTTCATCAATGTACAGGCAGCCGTACTGACCACCCAGTGCTTTCTGCCACTTCTTTTTATCCCCATAGCCCATCACATAGATAATCTTATCCCCAGATGGTGCATGGAACAGAATATGAGGAATCTTTTCATCCTTTGTTCCGTTTCCGTTATATTCTGCCAGGACACCAAAAACATCTACAATTCCTAAATCTTTGTTAATGAAGTTCTTTTCTGCTGTTCCGGTATCCTTACTGGCAACGATGTGATATTTCTTCCTGCTTGCCGCAACCTGCAGCATGAATTTAAAAATACCTACGGTTGTCTTGCCGGCAGCAGTGGTCCCTTCCAGTATCTCCACCGGTGCAACAATCTTTAAAAATGCCTTATACTTGTCGGACAGCACCAGCCTCTCTGTACTCAGAAGGACCACCTCCCTTATTTTTCTTTTATCTGGATAAGCAGGTCATCCAGCTTATTCTTTTCTTCTTCCAGTCTGGCATCCACAGAGACTTCCTGCTTATCCTTCCATCTGTCAGGTCTCCTGTTCTTTAACCAGAATATCTGTGCCGTGGTATCCGGCACGACTTCCTTTTCAATTTCCTTTGTTACAACAAATTCTGCTTTCTCTGTTTTCGGATTAAAAACTCTCTCTTTTGTTGTTTCCGTATACCGATATCCCAATGCTCTTTTTAACAGTTTGTTTTCCACTTCAATATCCACAACATCCTTTCCCCTTTTTAGGGTGTCAGAAATGTCAGAATACTTTTTGCTCCATTGGTTTAATGTTTCCCTTGTAATACCCATATTGTGAGCTATCTGCTCATTTGTGAGTCCCATTCTCGCCCAGTCCTCAATCTTCAGGAGGCCTTCCGGCGATATCCAGTATTCATATTTTCCTTTTGCCATGCCAGCCTCCTTTCTTCTCTTCCAGGGCATGAAAAAAAGACACCTTCCGATGCCTTTTTCCCTCACGTCTTTTTACAAGGAGATTTCACTTAATTGTCCTGTGCAGTTCCTACAGTTTTGCACGATACAATTATAAATCATTCATTTTACCATGTAAACTCCACGTTTTTACCACGTTTTAATCATCCGTGTCAAGTCCCCAGAGCAATACAGATAACTCTTTGAGAATCCCTTTTACCCATCTCCGCGGTGTATTCACTCCTGTTTCCAGTTCTTCTGCAATCTGCTCATAGCTTACCCCTTCCAGGAAGTACATTTCAAAGGCTTTGTATTCCTCCCCTCTGCCATCTGATTCTCTTCTACGTTTCATCTCGTCGATTGCCCGGTCGATATGGCTCTTTATTATCATCGTCCGGAATCTGGTCCTCCGGACACTGCGGAGATACACCTCTTCCTTTTCATTTGCATATTCTGCTGCCATCTGGCTTGCTTCGGACACTGCATTTTCAATGTGAAATACCGCATCCCGGTAACACTTCATCAGTGCGTAGGTGTCATGATATCTGCTTTTCTTCTGTTTCCTTTCCTGCTCACTGATACATTCCTCTGCTGCTCTTTTTGCCGTTCTTTCAATGATTTCGTTTAATTTTTCCTCTGAGATGTTTATCTGTTCCTGATTCATTATTTTCTGTACTCCTTCCCTGTCTTTTTGTCCCTCAGACCAACAATTTCAAGGCTATGTAAACTTGCCACTTTATTCAGTGCCGCATAGACTTCATTGATGTGTCTGGGAATATAAGTTACATTTCTGATTGCTGTTTCCGCCACATCATCACGGTATCCTTCCCGGTTCATGTTCTCACCCTCTTTCCATAATTTGGGATTGTCAAATATGTTGCCTACAACTTCAAAATTTTCTGAATCGAAATTATCCAATGCTTCATAATCAACGCTATTTATTTCTTTTGTATGCCATCCATTTTCGTGCCACAAGACATATTTTTTTGTCTCATTTTCTGGAAAGTCATCATCAATATGTCCAGACAAAATGTCATTTTCCCAAATTAACTTTCCATTCTTGTCTTTTAAGCCTGTGCATTGGCAGATTGTATGTTCATCCACTTCATAGCTCTCTCCATATTTACGCAACATTATAAATGGAGGATTATTTTCTGAAAGTCTGTATAAATAACCAACAATCCATTCTCCGTCACTAATCCTCTTTGCCTTGAATAAATATCTATTGTTCATCTATTCCGCCTGCCTTTACAATCTCAATTGCTCTCTTTAATCCACAGTAATGCCAATCATCCTCTACATCTAAACCTCGTTCTTCTGCGTAAGCCTCATAATCAGTGTAAGAATGTTCAGCTTCTTCTTTCAACTGTTCTACAACCTTATCTACATCATAGGCGGTTAATTCTGCTTGTGCAAAGTTTATACATCTGTCAATCCTCTGTATCTCTGACATGGTGTGGATGGGGCTGCCATCGTCATTTTCCCACTCTTTGAAATCTCGCAACTTTTCAATTAACTTATCAGCATCAATCAGTCTCATTCTTCATCACTCCAATCTAACTTCTGACCGCAATACCAACAATATTCAATTCCACTTACACAAATAGTGTTTTTACAAGTAGGACAACGACATATTTTCCCTTGTGAAGTGATAAAATCTCTTAATTCACTTTCAATATCAGCACAAGTCGCATTTCTTATTTCAAGTTTTTTCGGTATCTGCTTTTCAAGTGCTGTTTTGACAATCTCTGCAAATTCACACATATCATCTTCATCCAGCCACTGTTCAGCCAGATTCCAGTGCGTAAAATTTTCAACAAGTTCTACTGCGTCACGTTCTGTCATTCCTGTTCCTTTCCTCCTGCATGCAACTCCAGCTACACATATACTTCCTGAAGTTTCCGTATTTTGAGCAGTATGCCCAGTGTATGTTTCCCTTATAAAATACTTTTCCACATACCGGGCATACATGTTCTCCATCACGCAGGCCTTTACATGGGTCTGAACGCCTTTGTTTTGATACCAAGTTCCTGCAGTTTCTGAAACATCTCCTGCTTGCTGATTTTAAATTCTGCTGCAAGCTCATGCACCGTTGTTCCGCTTTGCAGCCGTTCTGTCAGTATCCTCTTCATTTTCAGTTCATCTGCCGGTTCCTTTCCTTCCGGAACATCCGTTTTTTCTTTTGTCTGCCGGTGTCCTTTTGCCGGAATATTATATTTCTTCATCCTGTCATAAACATTTGTCGGTGTCAGCCCCATCTGCTCTGCTATCCGGCTCACCGGCAGTTTCTCCTCGCAGTACAGTTTCCGGATAAGTTTTTCCTCCTCCTCATCATTTAACACTGATTTTGACTTATTTCCCTTTTTTCCTGAATCCTCCTTTTTTTCTTTCGTTTCTCTCTTTTTATCTTCTGTTCCCAGCAGAGCTTCCAGTGCATCTTCTTTCATCCGCTGGCAGTTATCTATATCTCTCAGTATCATCTGGCAGTCTGCCTCGGCCAGTTCCTGTGTCAAAAGCCGATCCAGATAAATCTGCTTTCCTCCTGCAAAAATGGCAAGCCTGATATCTTCCCTGTTATCATCAATCTGATTCAGAAATACCGCTGTGTTTCTGATATCCTCCAATGCTGTTTCAATCTTTCTTTTCTGCTCCTCTGCCTTTGCAATTAATTCCATGTTCATCATCTTACTTACCTAATCCCTTTCTCACCTTGATATCAATTCCTGTTTTTTTATAAATTTCATCTGTTAAAAATGTCATATTTCTGTCCGGGTCAGTGACAACCTCCACCGTTTTTCTGAGAAATGCAGCATAATACTGCTTTGCCATATCCGGAGCAAATCCCATGTCCAGAAGAACACTCACAGATAATGCAGCAACTACATCAATGGTTCTCTCTGTCACATCTCTTTTCACTTTCTGCATCTCCCTTGCAGGAACCAGCACACTGACATCTGCAATATTTCTCATTGAGATTTCATCCCTCAGGCTCTCTATGCCGCTTTTTTCAACAATATCCAGTGCATACCGCATTCCCTGGTTCCGTGCGTCCAATATAATCTTTTCTTTTGACATTGCTTTTATCTCCTTCCTGTAATCAGACTTTCTGATATTTTTTCAAAAATTCCACAACGGATGTCTTATTCGTTGCACATTCATAAAATGTCCTGCTGGAATCTTTGACATATTGCGTTCCTTTTGTCCATGTGATATTTATTCCGGTCAGGTAATACTGCTCTGCTCCATACTCACATATCTTTGTTTCCCTTCCCGCTCTGTACATATGCCGTCTGCTTGTCCTGACAACGATTGCAATATCGGCTTCAAGTACATACCGGTAATACCTCTCTCCCGTCTCCGGAATATTAAGCCATAACGGCCAGTTTCTGTAATTCTCAAGAAACTCTTTCCGCTGTTCGTTATTCTTCATCACCGGCAGCAGTTCCTGCCATTCTGTGTTTTCCTGCACTTCTGAGTCCTGAATTACTCCCTCATAATCCGCAATACTCATCTGCCCCTCAATCTGTTTCTGTGTTTCCTGTTTCACTCTCTCACCTCCTGGTTAATAACTGTTTCTCCAGTTCATCAAAATCATAATCCCGTTTGGGAATGTCATTAAATACATTTGTGCCTTTCTTTGGATTCCTGTTCTCCGTCTGCGGTACATAATTGTCATCCAGGTAATCCAGATATCCGCTGTTAAAGAATGTGCTTCCGTTCTGTGGTCTTCTCCATTCGCTGTCTTTTGCCAGTTCGGCTTTGTATCTGTCTATTGCTCTGACCATTTCATCACGGCCCACTTTAAGTAGTCGCTGCTTTGCAGCCACAGATACCTGTCCTTTGCCTTTTTTCACGGGATACAGCTTCCAGAGTTCCTCAAACAGATTCTCCGGTTTGCACAAAGTATTTATATTATTCTTTTCATTCTTTACATTCTTTTCTTTCTTGTTAGTGTTCAGTTGTTGTTCAGTTGTTGTTCGTTTGTTGTTCAGTTGTTGTTCAGTTTGCTGTTCACTCTGCTGATAATTCGACCAGTTAAGCACTGTAATTAAGCGGTTCTTATTGCCGTTTTGCTGTTCAATCTGTTGTTCACTTTCAAAGGTTTTTAAAATTCTTTGCACCTTGCTTTCTGAAATGTTAAATTTCTCAGCAATCTTTTTCCTTCCGGTAATCAGCTGTCCTGGATGAATCGTGATTTTCTGGCCACAAAACATTACTGCCATTTCTTTATGTGTCGCATTCAACAGCAGATACATCCATACCGCCAGGTAATCCGTATCCTTACAGACCACCGGATTATCCAGCATACTCCTGTAAACCTTTATATAACCATCC